TAGCATCTACTACGTTAAATAATACAGGATACTCCTGAATAATCTTGTCTAGTTCTACTTTAGATCTTCTTAGAAATGTACGCTTGTCACTTGGATCATCCAACATTGACTGACAACCCAACATCCATATACGACCAGATGTCTCTGATTCAGGTACAACACCCCACATACCCATTGGGTGTCCATGCCTGCTAACCATAGTCATACAGGGGTTACTCTTAAAGAAGCAGTAGAACAAACTAGCTATGGGTGTCAGTCCTGACTGTGCTCTGATCTCAGCTATGTCCTCATCTCTCATGTTCTCACCAATAATTCTAATATCTTCTAACTCTGTACGTCTTTGATGAGCTACTTCCTTTTCGCTCTCGTATGATAGAACCCTTCCCATTCGGCTGATTGGAATCGACAAGGTAGTGGACTTGTAGAGGATATAACTATCTTAGTATCTATATTGCTTGTCATCACAGGAACACGGAAAGATCCTGTAAGAACTGAAGGATCTCCGATAAGTGGAGGAGCTTCACCAACGATGATTCCGTTATATGGATAAGTGTTTGTGTCTCTACTTGCAGGAGTAACCTTTAACTCAAAGGCTGACGACTCATCAAAGATTACAGTCCACGTTCTCATCTGTAATTTCGGCCCTGCTGCTAATGCAACACCACCACCTTGCGGCTGTTCTTTTATATATGGAGTGCTGAACTCGTAAGTCATAGTGTATCTTTCTCCGACAAAGAAGCGTGGTGTCTTACCTGCATTGTCACCTGAACTTGGAACTGTCTTTAAGTCTCCAAGAACTGTGATCGTATTAGATGTTTGAGACTGTGGCTCAATAACTTGTCCATGTCTTAGGAGAGTATTACCTGCCTCGTATCTTCCTACTACAATCATGTCTGCCCCAGTGTTGATAGGGTAAGGAAGAGTGATAACAGTTTCTACACCTAGACCACCAGCATTATTAAGACTTGTCGATGTAACTTCTGTTTCAGTAATCTTTCTATCTAGTAGTATTTCTATCTCTGTTCCTGGGTCTACTTGTTCAGGTCTTAATGATACTTTCTCTAGGTAAGTCCCTGATTGAGATGAAGTTCCATCCTCGTCATATTCAGTAAGCACATATAAATCACTACCTTTAATTGCAGCGCCTATTATTTTCTTTGCACCACTAACTTCCCAGTAAGACCAAGACGATTGAAGCTTTGTATCTTCTTCAAAGAAGAACTTGTAAAGATAAATCCTCTTGGGCTGATCAAGGCTAAGCATTGCAACAGCATCTTCTGCCACAGCAGAGATAAGGTTACATAAGTTTGTCGGTATATACCTAGGGATACTGGATGTTACGTCTTCTGATAAAGGTACTGATCCACTGGAGTCAGGAAGAAAGAATTCTCTTAGTCCACTAAAGCCTCCTTTAGTAATAGGGAAATACGTGTTACGACCAACAGCTATCGGGTCAACAGATGTATCCATATCAAAGGAGGTCATCTGTGTAATTGTTGCTGTGCTAGGCGTTAAGGCAGAACCTACGTTTAGTCCTGCATCTAATCTGAACTGAGCATTCCTGCTGAACAAGAGAAGAGTGTTAGCAAAGGCGACAGTAGATAGGAGAATATTGATAGAGCTACCGCCACAAGCAAGATCTACTGGATCACTGTCCACCATAGTTTGAACAGTTTCAGGCCAGAAGCGTCCATGATCGTCACTAGCAGAAAGGATGACATTTTCTTCCGACAGCATTATTAATCTATTCCTAAACATATTTAAGTTTTGTATTGTTCTACCTGCAAACGTAGGCTCTAGGGCTGTCTTCTCATCACCAGCTATACGACCTGACCACGTAGTTCCATAGATTGTATTGCCGTTAGTGGTTTGGTTTGCTCCTGATGTAAATGTAAATGTATTTGCAGTAACCGGTCTAATAGGAAAGACACCTGTGTTAGCTGCTGTATTAGTACCAGTAGAAGGTCTAATGAATAGAAGATCTCCACTTTCTAATTTATGATTTGCTTTGGTAACAGTAACTGTTGTTCCTGACTGTGCATAGGTGGCAGTATTTTCTCCCTTTATATATTTTTGAAATGTAAAAGTACCGTTTGAATTTCTAACTAATACATGAGGCATTGTTGCCTCGTCAAATCTGTATTTTATCCCTGGTGCTACTGTCTCTTTCCATACCCCATCACCATATATATCTGTTGGAGTGTTCGTACCAGAAGAAGAAATACTAGGTGGGAAGGCTGCGTTAACTACAAACTTCACATAGTAATCATCGTATTGAGTAGCTTGAGAGCCTTGTACTTTAACAATGAAACCGTCATAAGCCTTGATAGGTAAGTCATCTAAGTCATCGACAACACCTTTAATTACCTTGGTTGCTTCTCCTGTCTTGTCGTCTTTGCTTGTTAATGTGTAATCACTTCCATCTGTCTTAGTGATTCGTATTATGTAGTCATCGTTATTAACATTGAATCCATTTCCATGTAATTTTGCTGCTAACTCATCTGCAATTGTAATTGTTGATAATTTTTTTTGTGTTGTAACTGTGCAATTACCAGAGTTAACACTTGAATCGTTTTGTGATCCTGCTGTGTAAGTAAAAGAATCTGTACCAGCGGAGCCTACCTCGTAAGTACCTGCTACTCCACCTGATGCAGTAGGAAAACTAATCTTAAATTTATCTCCTGGCAGTAATCCATGGTCTGTTGCATTTATACCGACAGTAGAACTGTTGGCTCCTTGAGAATAAGAACATTCAATCTTTTCTCCACCAGCAGGAGGTGTTGTATAGCTTTTAGTTACACCATTTAATGTAACGCTGTATTCAGTGTCATAGTTTGCAACCTTAATGAACACCATCGCTGATGGATTGGTGATTGATGCTGGTGACAAGTCGGTGGACATAGCCACTTCCTTCTCTTTGTTAACAATGAATGTATAGTCAGCAATAGATGCAACCCTGAACATCTCTGAGGGATGACCAGTTACATCTAGGTAGTCAACTCCGTCTGGTGTTGCAGGAGTTGTAAGTGTTCCGTCTAGGTTTGCTACCTTAATTGCACCATCTTGAATAATGATGATGTAGTTAATATCATTAGTCCTTGAAACCATATGAACAAATGGTCGGACTGTTGATTTGTTTTCAATAAATAAGCGAGCAACATTATTTAATGGCGGCCTCTTCTTTAATCCTTCGATTGGACTCGACATACAATTAATAACTTCTTCTGCTTGTGATGCCAGCCTCAAGGCAGGCGGTTGTTGACTAACCCCATTAATAAGGTTTGGGATTGCAGAAGTAATTAAAGGCATGACTATCTAAGAACAGTACGACTTGGTTGGTAAGTCTGGAATACTCCTGTGTGGTTAGGGTTACCTCTAATCATATTGTGATCTCCTGCATTATTTTCTTCTTCTAAGAACAAAGCCTTAGCTTCTGCTTCTGCTGTGAAATTGACCTGACCTAGCTCTGCGCTACCTAGTATTTGCTCTTGTAATGTGCGACCTGCCTTCGTCATTATGTATTGACGAGCGTGTTCAGGTAGGTCAGTCCAGTCAAGAATATAAGTTACATCTGCTGTTAGATCTTCTTCAAAGATAGAAGTATTCTTTCTTCTGTCGTATAACTTCAATCCTCTTTGTACTACCTCATTGTCTGGGTATTCATAAGGATCAATCTTCACTCTGCTTATATCTGAACTCAAATCAATTTCATTAGTACCAGCAGTACGAGTCAGAGTTCTCTCGTAGTCAGTATTAAATGACCACCCTTCTGATTGAACTGTTCTGCTTACTTCGTTGAGAGTATCGTTTGCTTGCTTTGCAAGACCGAACTGACCAGCCAAGGAGTTAACAGGTGCTTCACCCATCATCCTTAATACTTTGTTGACTGCTTCTAGTTCTGATGTGAGGTTAAGACCCATAAGAAAAGAGGGGGCATATAGCCCCCACGGTAGTTAGCTGGTTGCCCAGTAGATTTCGATAGCACAGTCTGGACGTAGAACTCC